TTTCCTAAACGTGGTGGAAATAGATTAATGGCAGAAGTTCTTACTGCACTTGCTAAACACACCGAAGATACTTCTAATGGTCTTTATGAACGGTCAATGATGTTCTTAGACGGTATTATAGCCAGAAAAGGTTGGATTGGTGTAGATATAGTCTATGATGAGAACGATCCTTTCAATGGTGAAATACAGGTTGTAAGGAAGAATCCTTTTGATATAACTGAGGATAGAAATTGTTCTAATTATGACCTTAATAAAGGTGGAAAATATATAATCGAGTCATACTGGACTGATAAAGAATGGGCTAAGTTTACTTATCCTAAGTGTGAAGTAGAACTCGATAAAATGAAATATGATGATTTGGATAGCAGAGATGTATTAAACATACCAGGAGATAACCATAATCCTGATAAGTTTAAGGCAAGAATGAGAGAAACATGGTGGAAGTCTTATGAAAAAGCTATTTATTTATGTGATAATATGTCCCTGGAAAGGAAGAGAGTTCATAAATCTAAAATACCTTTGATGAAGAGAATTTTAGAGATAGATAGGAGACAGGCAGAAGAAGAAGGTAGGGCAAATCAATATCAAGTTAGAGAAGTAGTTATACCAGTCTTAAACGTTACAACCACTATGGGTCAATTAGAATTGGAGCACGTTGAGAGACCCTTTGGAGAGATGAGCAAATTCCCATTAATGAGGTTCTCACCCTACTGGATTAACGGAGATATGTTTGGTGTAGTTGACAATTTGATAAGTCCACAGCAAGAGAAGAATAAACGTAGAAGTCAAGCATTACATTTGGTCAATACTTCTGCAAATAGTGGATTCTTTAATAAAGGTGGTGGGGAAGGTGCTGACAAAGATGAATTAGAAATGTTCGGTAGTAAGCCTGGTGTAGTTATCACATATAAAAGTGTTCAGCCAACCAAGATAGATCCTACTCCATTATCAAGTGCCCACATTACTTTAGAACAGTTAGCAAGTGCTGATATTAAGGAAATTTCTTCTATCGGAGATAATCTTAGAGGATTACCTGGTGATAAAGGTGAATCAGGAGTTTTAGATAGACAGAGACAGACACAGGGTTTAGTAGGCACTGAAATGATATTTGACAATTATAAATTAACCCATCAAATATATGCCGAGACAGTATGTGAATTAATAAGGACTGGACAGACTTTCTCTACTCAGGAAGTCCTTGCAATAGCAGGAGATGAGAAAGAAATTGATGCTAATATAGACCAGATAATGGGTGCATTACAGTCAATTAAAGTTGGCAAATATGGCACAAAAGTGTCAAAGAGTCCTAATAATCCTACTACCAGAGATGCGAATACTAAGATGTTATTAGATATGGCTAAGGCTTTCCCAGACTTAATTCCACCTGAGATAATTGTAGAACAGTCTGATACACCTAAGAAAGAACAGATATTAGAATCTATGGCAGCCAGACAGAAAGCAGCGGCAGAACAAGCTAAAAAGGAATTTGACTTAGAAGTTATGAAGGTACAGGCTAAAAATCAGCCTCAACAAAAGAGGACTTTACAGAAAAGATAGCAGACCCACACTGCTTAAAGTGGGATAACAATTCGTCTAAACTTAAAAAGACGTTAAAAATAAAAGGAGTAAAGAAATGCCAAACGAAGAAGGTTTATACAGCAAGGATGAATGGAATGGCTTGTTAACCGACAAGCAAAATGAGGTTAGGAACAGACAGCAGACACAAGCTGAATTAGCTGTAGCAAAAACGGAGTTGGGTTCTCTTAATGAAAGAATCAAAGCATTAGAGAAAGCACCAAAAGAGGAAGTCATTGAAAATGGCGATGATATGGTAACAAAAAAAGAATTAATCGCACAACTAAAGCAGCAGAGGAAAGAGATGACAGATGGGTATGAAGCAGATAAGAAGAATGACAAAGATAATACTACCAAGAAACAGAAGGAAGCAGCAGTCGATAAAAGTTTTGCTAACGCCAAAAAGTCAATGACAGAAGAAAAAATGGGTAAAGGTCTCGACTTTGATTCAGTATGGGAAGGTGCAAAAAGATTTTTAGCAATTAAAAGTAATGCTTCATACAAAGCAGTCATTACCAGTGCTGATAATCCAGGAGAAAAAGCCTACGAGATAGGTTTGTTAGACCCTATAATTGCTAAAAGAGTCGCATTAGACAAAAAGAATTTTCCTGACCAAATAAGAACTCCTAAAATTGGCTTAGATACAACAGAAGTACCAAGTAATTACTTCTCTCAGGAAAGAGTTAAAGGAATGAGCAGAGCAGAGATTGAAGCTAATATTAAGTCCATAAGAGAGAGTCAGAAAACTTGGAATAAAAAGAAATAAATAAGGCTTCCCATTAGCCTAAAAATGGGTTTTTCATCTCCTTTAAGATGCAGTTAAAGGTCTCAAGTACAGAAAAAAAACAAAAAATAAAGGAGAAACAGAATGTCAATCTTGAATTACATTCCTGAACTATGGAACGTAGCTATGATGGAAGATTTCCGCAAAGCTCACGTACTCGGCAAAGTGTGTCGGTGTAAAATTGATGCACCTATAACAAAAAGAGGTCAGACTGTGCATATCTCTGGTATCGGCGAGATAACTATTGGAACTTACACAGGAGCAGATATCACCATGCAGAGTCTCGATGACGCTGGTGTAACCATGAAAATCGACCAGGCTAAGTATTTCGATTTTACAGTAGACGATGTAGACGCATTACAGGCTAATGGCGATTTAATGGGAGCAGCAACCAGAAAGGCTACTTATAACCTTAAAGACACCGCAGACATTTATATTAGAACAGTTATGGCAGCAGGTGCAGGTCTTACAGTAGTAACAGAAGGAACAGTAGATGTAACTTCGATTATCAGTCATATAGCTGAAATGGCTTTAACACTTGATGAGGCAGAAGTACCAGAAGAGGAACAGTGGATTTGTGTTCCTAAGTGGATGTCAACAAAACTTTTACTCGCAGGTATTTACCATGCTATGGATTTAAAAGGTAATATTAATGGTTTCGTTACTAATGTTTTAGGAATAGATATGTATAAGTCGAGTAATTTAACAACTACTCAACCTATAGCAGGAGCTTACGGTGCAGTCGCTTACGCAGAGCAAATCATAGATACCGTAGCCTTTAGTCCAGAAAAGAGATTTTCTGATGCTTTAAAGGGACTCCATGTCTATGGTGTTAAGGTTGTTAGACCTGACGCATTAGTATTAGGTGCTTCAACTGAGAGCGCAGAAACAGTAATATAGAATTAATCGGACTGGTAGTCCTCTTCTGGATTGGTAAAAGCAGTCGGTGAGGACTACCTCAAAAATTTAAGTAAAGGAGAATTATAGAATGGCAACCGTAAATATAGACGCAACAAACTATACACTGGTAAATAACACTGGGACAATATGTACCGTCATAGCTACTTCTGCTAATACTGCAACCTTAATTGTTACACCTACCGTAGCTTGTAAGAAAGTGGTAATCATAATTACTGATACAGCAGGTAGTCAGACAGTAGACGTAGCAAAAGGTGATTACTGGTTTGGTAAAGCTATGACACAGGTTACATTAGCCGCTAATGTACCAAGAGCATTTGTTTTTGAGTCAGCCAGGGTCAAGACTTGGGACTTGAATAATGCAGAGGACACTTACGATTACAGAATAATACTAACTTTTGGTACACCTGCTATTACCACGAAATATCAGGTACTCCAGTTACCATAAAAGTGAAGTGATGTTAAAGCGTAAAAAATCTATGGAGAAGGGTGGGTAACTGCCCTTCTCTAAGAAAGGAGTTAAAATATGGCTTATATAAATGTGCCTACCAGTACAAATTTAGAAATTGGTGGAATGGCAGCCTTAACGCTTGTAGCTGCCACCTGTAATAAAAGTGATGCTGGTGCGGCTGTCTTTACCCTTGAAACTGATGGTGCTTATAGAATAGCTATGACTGGTATAGGGACAGCTTTTGCAACTGGTGATTGGATTATCGTCAGAGATTCAGTAAGTACAGGAGATGCCACTAAAAACAACGATGGGATATATGAAATAGAAGATGGTGATACACACGCAGACTGGATTGAAGTTGTAGCACCTGTTGACCCAATGGTATGGGAAGTTTATGCTGACGCCGCCGCTGCTGATTTTGATGAGATAGATACTTTTATTTTACATCCATCTGTAAAAAGTGGAAAGTTTTTAGCCTTCATAATCAATAGTGCAGCTACTAGTCCAGAAATTAGTTTTGAACCAAATGGGTTCGCCTCTGCTGTATTAGCAGATGGGTTGCCGAAGGTGCAGGGTACACCTGCTTTGGCTACTAGTAACATATTCCAGATAGAGACCGCACCATTTATGCAGACTGAATCAGAAGTATTAACTGGTGCAATTAATAGAGCTGAATCAATATTAATGAGAGTAATCCCTGCTAACGGAGTTTCAGGAGCTACAGTTAAAGTAGGGTTCATACAGGTACAATAAAAAAACCGTAGAGGGCGTTAGCAACGCTGACAGCCCTCTACCCCAAAAAAGGTGGGCTAAAATAATGAGATATTACAGTAAAATAATTAATAGACCTCATGTAATAATTGAGGAACAAAGAAATGGATTTCAACTTATTAACCAAAAAAAACTATGTACTTTTGAGAATGGAGTTCTCGATACAGAAGATCCAAAGGTTATAGAAAAACTTGAAAAGCGTACAGACCTATTTTCAACTACACCCTGGGACACTGCATATAGTTGGAGAAATACAGAAGAGGGGATAAAACTTTTAAAAGAAGGGGAAAGACTTGGTATTAAATGTAAACATATTAGAGAAGAATACTTAAAGAAATTGATAGCAGATAGTAAACCTCAAACCGAGATAAAAGAAGAAGTCTTGCCAGAACCAGAAAGGGTAGAGATGAAAGAAATAGTAGAGGAAGAAGAGATTGTAGTGCCTAAACCGACTACACCAGAAGTCAAGATAAACTACAAGGAATTGATGAAGATAGCAAAGAAAGAAGGGGTAAAAGGTTTCGGAAAGAAAAAGAAAGAATTAGAAAGAATTTTGAAGAATAAAGGAGTGATTTAAAATGT